GCCTCTCCAAGGCGGCCCTCCTCGTCTCGATGTCGTGCATCCGGACTCCAATCTGGACACTTCACGTGTCCGGGTTTTTGTCCGGACCCCCCAAGGACTCCATCTATGCAGGGGTTCTTGTCATTTTTGGACGCTTTGGGGATGATGCCAGGGACGGAGACGAAGGCGGATTCGAGGGCGTTTACAGCGCTGATCTCAACCTTCTGAGTGTCTACAGACAAGCTCGCAACCTCCTAATGATGGCCCTTTGAAGAGAATTATATCCGTGCCATGGGACAAGAAAGATTTGCCATGGCGGGGACCTATCCATAGCCTTAGGGCGATACAATCAATACCCCAACGCCGCACGGAGGGGAGGCCACTATGATTCACAAGTTCATCGACCTTGGAACCGAGACCCGCAACATCGAGTGCGTCCAGGATAGAGACAAGATCTACTTCGTCGAGACGACCTCCGGGGACCTCACCAAAGACCTTTTCGGCTGCAACGAGCGCATCCAGTCTGTCACCTTCAAGCCCATCGACGAGTTCGGCATCGACGATATTCAAATGGTCGTCGACGACCACGATGACGCGATCTTCTTCGACCGCGTCATCGAGGCTCTCGACTTCTGGGGCATCGACTACAAAGTGGAGAAAAAGCCCATGCCCTAAAAGAGATGATTTAAGGGTATGGGCGTTGCGTAAAGAGAATGCCGAAATTCATCAGTTGCTAAATAAACAAATCAAGAAGGTCATCTATACATCTAACAGCCCTCAGCCAAGTTTCATCGGATATATCACCCCGCCGAGATTGGACCTTGTCGCGAATCTGCGCGATGGCGCGCTCCTTGTCTTCCTGGGTTGCGCCCTCCTTAAAGGCGAGCAAGAAATCAATCCAATAAGACGACTCAATACCTGCAAGCTTTGTTAGCAGAGTTTCCTCAGTCCACTCATTCATGAGTCCGGGGACACGGGCGATTCGCCCAAAATTTGATCCACCGTCTTGAACGGGAGTGTCCACGTACGTCGTGCCAACTCTTGGGTAGGGAGTCGTGTTTGGGTGTGTGATGGTGTTAATACGGTTGGGGGTGTCTCTTTGGCGATGCCACCAATAGTAAGTCCTCATATCGGCAGCATATTTAGCCTGCTCGATATACGGATCATAAACAAGAGGACTTCCAGACAATACATTTGAAAGCGCCCAGGGGACAACAACAATCATGTCGTATTCGGTCATGGCATTGGCCGAGGCCTTGAAGCGGAATGACGGTTCCTTCTCCTTCGAGAGCAGATACCAACCTTTTAATTCGATGCCAATGACGGGTTCGGGATCATTAAGAGACCTAACGAGTCTGACATCGGGAAAACTCTCCGGGAATCGCATGAACTCGTAATCTAGCCATCTATCTTCTGGATCCCAGGTTGACCTCAGAGAATTGAGAATGCGAACTGTTTGTTCCTCGATGGCTCCGCCGAGCAGCGTATTCATAGAAAAGAGGTCTGTTGCCATCAAGCCTTCAATATTAATGGGAGAGGTAAAGAAATGGGGCAGAGAGCGAAGGGCATTATCAAGAGCAGCATATAGCTCTGACTTGGAATCATTAGGGTCCAGAGGATAGCGTTCAGGATTCAGAAACTCATCGGGATCGACTGAATCGAGCGTAAGGTTATCCGGCATCTTCCATGTCTCCTCTTCTAGTGGTGGCGTCGTCGAGACGCTCAAGGGCAAGCCGCTCGAATTCTTCGATGCATTCGGCCGCGAAAGGATAGCGTCCTGTCTGAATTGCAGCAACGGAGGCAGAGCACAGGCCACCAAACGGCTCCCAGACAATATCGCCAGCATCAGTAGTGGCCAGAATCTGGCGCTCCATGAATTCGAGTGGCTTTTGATTGAAGTGTACCGACTTACTATGGTTCTCACGCTTCAGTCGCTCGCTATTGGCGAGAGGTGGTCTTGTCCATACGTTTGTCAAACCATTCCGGTGATTCCACTTTGCACGCATGTCATCCCAGGCTGATGCGGATATCTCATTAACTCCATCGAGAGAAAAGTAGGGCCGGTCCGTCCGCTTGCCATAAGCCATGCAGTATCTCGCCATATCCTCGACGGCCGATCCCGGTGGCCAGTACCAAAGCCAGTCCTGTGTCAAATATTTTCTCGTCGCAGCGTTCTTTACTCCACACGCAACGTTTGCTTTATAGAGGGGAAGACCAGAGCGCTGCCATTCATGGCGAAGCCATTGCTTAACAGGCAGGCTACCATCTTCAGTCGAGAGAACGATTTTTCGACGATAAAGGACCGAAACCTCCGAGACGACTGGCATCTGACGGATTGTTCTTCCGTTTACGTTGCCAGCTATGTGCGCTAGGCCTTTATCCCAGACGATAGTCTCAACGTATTCCCAACCATTGGCAATCAGGACAGGATGAACGGTGGCCCAGCCGACCTCCGTATTCCAAAACCAGAGCGAGGTGGAATATTTTGCGGCCTTCGACCAAGCTTCAATATGGGGGCGGTACCACTCTACAAGACCGCTCTCATCTACAGTGTCGCCAGGAAAACCTCTGACACCATAAGCACCATCGGAGATAATGGCGTCAGGGCGACCCCACGAATCGTAAGCATCGATAACGTTGCCGCCATAGAGGCAATAGGTGCTTGATTTGTGGGTCCGAACTTTTCTCGTTTTCTGTAACTTCAAGATAGTCATGCACCTATTCTAGCGAAAGCAAAAGATAGATTGCGAGGATTTGCGAAGCACATTCGACCGCGTCATCGAAGCCCTCGACTTCTGGGGCGTCGAGTACACCCGCGAGCTGAAGGAGCTCTAGGTCTCAATCAGGCTAGGACTCGTCCGGCTCGCCCTTGCCCTCCTCAGCCTGCTTCCGCTGGCGTGCTCTGGCCTTGGCCTCTTCCCGCTGCTTGGGATCTGCGAAGATACTCCAAGGGTCATCCTTCAAGTCCTCGGAGTCGTCGGCCCAGCGATCAAGTATGCTGCGCCTCTCTTGCTCCCTTTCTTCTGACATACCCAGCCCCTTTCTCTCTTGCGTCACTCTCACTATACGAGAAGGGCGGGACACAAAAGTCGCCCGCGCCGGATCCTGGCGCGGGCGACCTGCCCACCTGTCAATCAGAGAAAGTTGGTGACCAGATGAAAGGGGTAAAGCTGGTGGACGATGCCATCATATAAACCCCCTGGGACATTTAATCCGCAGCGACCAAAACCCGCAGGTAGCGCCCCTTCACTCCTCCTCAACCACAACCACCGACCCGTCCGCGTTCAGCCGCGGCGTCACGGCAACGTATCCGTTCCTCACCACGACCAGGTAGCACACGCCCGTCTCCTTGTCCCAAGCCGTGTAGGCGTAGCTCTCGAGGTCCAGCCCGTCCAGGGCAGACTCGTCCGCGCCTTCTATCTGCCCCACGGTGAGCGTCAGCCGGGCAGGCTCGTCCCCGGTCTCCTCGTCTGCACCCTCCGCGGTGCAGCCGCCCGTGACGAGCGCCGCCACCAGCAAAAGCCCCGCAACGATCGACACCACGGCCACGACGGCAGACCGCCAGAACGTGCCGGCATCCATGTACGTGTCCCGCCTTGTCATGCCGACCACATCCCCGCGTTCAGCGACCGCTGGATGGCACTCGCGGTCAAGGGCCCACAGTAGCCGTCTGCGTCCAGCCCGTAGCCGATGGAGTTTAGCCACTCCTGGATCTTACAGGTCGTCTCGTGGCCCCAGAGCCCGTCGACCTCGGCGCCCACCAGCTCCTGCACCACGCGCACGAGCCTGGCGCCCTTGCACGTGCTCGTGAACCTCATCGAGCTCACGTTGGGCACGTACTTGCGGTTGCCCGAGTCCTGACCGGCGATGACGGAGGTCTCCTTCACGCCCATGGCCTCCTGCCAGCAGGCGACGGTCACGGGCCCGATGTCCCCGTCGACGTCGAGCGGCCCGTCATTGCTCCCCACAGAAAGCCCGCCCGCGAGGATCTCGTTCACGCGCTTCTGCACCTCGCCGTAGCGCTCGCCCAAGAGGCGCCGGCGGATCTCTCCCGTCTCGAACTTGCCCTCGATGACCATGGCCGCAAGCTCCTCGATGCTGTAGGCGCCCACGTCTTGCACCTGCGTCTCGCAGATGCTCAGGTCCTCGCCCTCGTAGCGCAGGTACGTGCTCCACGGGTAGTCGTAGTAGTCGCGCGTGTTGGTCTCGTAGCCGTCCTGGTCGCCGGCGCGCCCGCCGCTCACGCGGTGCCCCGACTCGCCGCGCGACGCCTGGCTAAGAATCCCCCAGCCGGTGCATACGGCCACGTGGTTGTTGTCGTTCAGGAGGATGTCGCCGGGGTGTGGGCAACCGTCCGGCGTCACGCACACCCAGCCGCGGGCGGTCAGGTTTGCGCGCATGTTGCCCGTGTAGGTGGCCGTGCCGGTGTCAAAGCCCGACTCCCTCAGGGCGAAGATCACGAGCGAGCTGCAGTCGCACTCGCCGCCGTCCCGGATGTCCCAGCGGCTCGCCTGGTCGTAGCCCAGGTCGGCCTTGTCGCACCAGTAGCGCATGCGCTCGATGAGCTTGTTGATGTCTCCCATGTGCAATCACTCCAGACAGGAGCGGGGGCGCGTGGCCCCCGCTTGGATCGGTGTCTACTTGTCAGCCTTGGGCTCCTGGTAGCCGAGCGCCTGGTCGGAGTCGCCGATGCCGGCCGTGGTCGGGTCGACGACGATGCCCAGGATGGCGAGCACGGCAAAGAGCGCGTTCACGATGGCCACAAGCTGCTGGTCCAGGAGCACGAAGTCCCAGTCGTAGCCAAAAGGCGCCGCGATCGTCTGTAGAAGCAGCAGCGTGGCGGGGATCAGCGCGAGCCAGAAGTCGATGTTCCTCACGCGGACCTTCCAGTTGATGCACATGCGCATGTCCTCCAATCAGCTCTGCCCGGACGGCATGTCCAGGACCTTCTCGCAGACGCCCTCCAGGTACTCGTTCTTGCCCACAAGACGCAGGTATAGGGCGTAGTCATCGACCCACTCGCGCCGCTCCTCCTCGTCGATGTAGCCGGCGGCGCACACCAGGCGCCAGCGCCCGATGAGGTCCTCCCGCATGAGGACCTTGGTAGCCCGCTGCGTATCGGCGATGCCCTTGCCCACACGCAGCAGGTACGTGCTCACGCAGCCGAGCATGCCCACGACCACCCACTGCAGCGCGCTCGTGACGACCGGGTTGAGCCAGATCGAGAAGTCCAAGCCCTAAAGACCCCCTGTTCGCGATAGGTTTGTTTTTGCAATTGGAATGTTCAAACAAGGTCACAAACTCATGCGGATAGGTATGCGTGTGCGCGTGTGTACGCGCGCCTGCGTGTGTGCGTGCGCGCGCGAGCCGCGTGACGCGAGCCAAGGCCGACGGCACGGTGCGAGCCGTGAGGGACATGTTCGAGTTCAGTTTGTTTTGGAATGTCTAAGGGAAAACGCAGACGCACGCGCACGCACGTCAGGTCATGCGCACGCACACAAGCGCGAGCACGCGCACACGCACGAGAACACAGCGCAGGATCCAAGCCACACACCACAGCCCGAGCAGCAAGGGACAGGACATGATCGCGTTCAGTTTGTTTTGGAAAGCCAACAGCAAAACGCAAACACGAACGCGCCTACGTCAGGCCATGCGCACGCGCACGAGCATACGCGCGAGTACACGAGTCAAAGCAGCCAGAGCAAGTAGGTCCGTTTCAGGCCTACGTACGCCCGACAAAGAAGCTGCCAAGTCGCATTTTGTCTCCCAATCTGGTAATGTGGGAAGTGGCGCGAGACTAGCCCGCGCCACTCTTTAGGGCTTATTCCTCGGGTTCACTAACTGGGCTGTTAGTGCTTTGGACTAAGCCCTTTTTCCTTGCCTTTATCTGGTTGAAGATATGCAGCATGACGAACTTTGCGTTGTGCGTGAGCCCGTTTTCCGAACTACGTACAACCGAAATTATAGAGACATAGCAAGCGCAGGATTCAACCCAAACCCTACAGCCCGAGCAGCAGGGGACAGGCCATGTTCGCGTTCAGTTTGTTTTGGAAAGCCAACAACAAAACGCAATCACACATACGCTCGCTTCAGGTCATGCGTACGCAAGGCACACTCTGTCTGATACCGTAGGACCAACACCACATCAGAAAGGTGGCACACCATGGAGTACAAGGAATCCCTCAACTGGCTCAGTGGAATCGTGTATGCGATGTCGCACATCTACGGTAAGTCCTATGATCAGGTGGCTGGTGATTTGCTTAAGGCGCACACCCGCAACATGTGTACCGACGAGCCGATACCAGACGGGGATTTCGTGCCTATGGAGGATAGGCAGGTTGTTGCGGAGTTTGATTCGAGTGCAGCAGATACTATTGCTCCGAAGAAAGCGCTTAGATTTATCGTTGACTCTACAGACAAACCAGTGCGTAAGCTCTCTAAAGATATTGGGCGGTCGGAGTCATTTATTTCGTCAACTATGACGCATGGAGCAATCCCATCTATCGCAACGTTTTCTGCGATTTGCCGCGCCGCTGGCGCACACCTCCTCCTCAAGACCAAGGACGGCACCATCTACGAGATTTCGGACGAGTAGCAGCCCACAACAAGGCCCCTTCGCCCACCGTCACTTCCAGCAAGAGATTCTCTTGAGCACCCATGCGTCGCAACGCATTCGCCCATGCCCGCACAAGCCGGCACATCCGCGCATGTCCCAGCTCCATACCGCGAGAAGAACAGTCCTGTCGAGAAGAGCCGTCTGGCTTGCACATCCACCGTCACAACTCGCAGCCCATGCCCGCGCGATTGCAACATCGCCTTTCCTCGTGGCCATCCTCCGCGCGCCGTGGCCGTCCACTTGCAGGCCCCACCCCACGCCACCCGCGCCCGCTCGCGGCTTCGGGCCAATGCGCGCGGCGACCCAACCGTACGGCCGCACTCCGTGGCTGCGGAGAGGAAACGAACCTGCGACCGCTCGGTCGTCGGTGGCTCCGCCCATTCCAGGCGGCACTCGGCAGCCCGCTTTCGCGGTCTGCCTCATGCGGCGCCTTCCATGGGCATCGCCACCTCCTCCCTCGCACGTTGCGGCAGGCGTCACGAACCCGTCTTGCGGCCTGGTCAAGCCCACAGCGCGCGCATTTGGCCCTAACCTAGCAGCCCGCGGCGGCACCACGGTGCGCAGCGAGCTCACCAAGCTCGTCGCGCGGCATGGGTCGGGTCTTCGGTGCGCGCTTCAGCCAGCCCGCCCAGAGGGCGGTCTGTCTTCTGCCGCGCCCTCAGCCCTCGCCCCACGCCGCACGACTCGCCCCGGAGAAGGTTGCCGAGGCGCACCGTGGCACCACCGCGGGACTGCATGCGACCAGGTTCACGGGCGCGGGTGGCGTGGGGTGGGGCATCCCCTCGCTACCCATGGGCGAGAGCGCGCGTCACGTGCCCCCAGGCGGCGCACAGCGGCCCCAGTAGATCCGGCTGGCAACCGAGAGCCCGCAAACGCCCTAGTCGCCCTCGGAGGTCCCCAGGCCCTCGGAGCGCTCCCTGGCGGTGTCCTCGTCCTCGCCGTACCACTTCATGCGGTACTCCCAGGGCTGCATGGTCACGCCCACCTCGCGCATGTCCTGGTCCTTCTCGGCGGCCGTGTCCTGCACGATGGAGTCATCGAACTTCACGTCCACGTCACCCTCGTCCGCAAGCGCCTTGCCGAACGTCCTCGAGCATGCAAGCACCGCGCGGGAGATCGTGACAAGCGAGCTCTGCAGCTGGTTCTCATGCTTCCTCACGTTGCGCATGAGCGCCGAGTTGTCGCTCGAGACCTCCGTTGCAGTCTTTACGTATCCCGAGCCCTCGTCGAAGTCGAAGTACCGCAGGCCGAACCCGCAGAGGTCGCCCATGACCTGCAGGGCGATTCTGAGCGCCTCGGCCTGGCTCTCGGTCCTGAGCGACGGCGCGAACTGCGTGATCATGTCCTCGGTGCTCATCACCTTGCGGAAGATCGTGCAGTCGCCCTTGCCGAAGGGAATCGGGTACGACTTGCCATCATCCGTGTCGTAGTCAAACAGCACGTCCGATAGGAACACGCGCATCTTGCTCACGTCCACCTCGTTCACGAGCGCGTCGAATGCCAAGTCGACCGACTGGATCGCGTCCACGGCGTCGGCGAACACGCTCTGCCCGTAGGGGCTCATGTCCACGCGCGTGTTGGGCACGGCAGGCCTCACGATGGAGAAGGTCGACCACACGCTTCCCGTGTCACACACTGGCACAACGCCCGCGGGAATGACCTCGTTTCCCTGCTCGTCGAAGCACTTCGTGATGATCCAGTAGGTGTCCTCCTCGAGCGGGTCGTGCGCGAGGATCCCGTCATCTTTCCCATACGCGTTTCCCTCACCAAGGGAGAAGACCGTTTCGCCCCGCAGGTGCATCTGGAGCTGGTCGATGGGCTTGCCGTGGTAGTAGGCCCTCGTGACGAACGCGCACTCGCTCACGCCTTCCGCGTCCCAGGTGAGAGGGACCACCATGCGCGCGTCGTAGTGCCTCACCTTGACCTGGTCTCGTCCCAAGTCGAGCCAGATCGCGAAGGCGCCCGTGCCCAGCCCGAAGGCGCGCGAGACCGTGTCCTGCGCCCTCGGCATGAACCGCGTCTGCTCGAAGTAGCTCGAGAGGAAGTCCGTGCATCCCTGGTCCTCGCACGAGACGACCGTCTTCTCGTTCAGCAAAAGCGAGCCCCACTCACGGCACACGCGCATGGCCGGCATGATGCTTCTCCTGTGCACCTCGTACACGCGCCCGTACGAGTCCGTGTCCCGGTAGTCGTAGAAGCTCCCCTTCGCCCTCATCCAGTCGTCCCACGCCCGAATGTGCGGCTCCATCTCCTCCAGGGGCAGCCTGAATCCGAGACCCTTCAGACACTCCCTCACACTCTCCGGCACCCAATACCTCTGCTCCTCAACCATCCGCCTCATCCCTTCTTAAAAGCCCATACGAGAAGAACGAATACTGTCTTGCCTGCTTTCTTCACCTGCTTAAATGCGCATACGAGAAGAACGAATACGAACCTGCCAACCTTTTCCCATCCCCCTTAAGTGCTTTAAGTGCATAGGAGAAGAACCGAGAAGGGCCTACGCAGTTGCAAACGAAGTCAATCCCTTTGCTTTCACCCCCGCAGCACGTCGTCCATGACCGCGTACCTCACCGCGTCGATGCTGTGGTCGTTGCCGTCCGGGATCTCGTCTATCCAGGTCCCGTCACGGTCGCGGTCGTACTCCTTGAGCGAGAACTCCTCGAAGGCCTGTGGGGCCCTCATGGGGTCGATGACGATCTCTCGCAGGCCGGCCAGCCACTCGTAGCTCAGTCGCCGCATTCGGGCCTTCCTGGCCGGCCTGGCGCGTATGCCGTACTCGCGCCGGTACACCGCCATCGACTGCTTGCCGTCGGGCGTGTCGTCGCACCAGACCACCTCGTCATGGAAGAACGGCTCCTCGCCGCGCTCCTCGGCGAAGGTCAGCGCGTCGTACACCATGCGCCCGGTCTCCTGCGGCGTCTTCCTGTGCGCGCTCAGCTCCGCCATCACGTAGAGCCGGCGCTCGCTCGGCACCCAGCCACACCTCACGAACCTCCACGGGTCGGGGAACCATCCCCAGTCGACGCCGTTGCGCACGCGCTGGAACTCCAGGCACTGCCTGTCGGTAAGCCTTGCCGCGCGCACGTTGCCGAAGACCGCGCCGCCCGTGCCGGTGACCTCGCCCAGGTACTCGCTCCTCCAGGCGCTCTCGTTCAGGTCGCGCAGGTACTCCGCCTCCTCGACGAAGGGCGCGCCCAGCCAGTCGGGATGCGTCTCGATCACGTCGAGGTACGAGGATTGCCTCACCAGCGTGTCGGCACGCTTCTGGCGCTCGATGCACTCCTTGTTGACCCAGCTCCACATCGTACGCGGAGGGTTGTAGCTGTAGAAGATCCAGAACTGGTCGCCGCCACGCCTGAGCGAGTTGAGGATCGAGCGCACGGCCTCGATGCCGTCGAACTGGTCGAGCTCCTCGAACCAGATCAGCGCCGCGTAGCCCTTCGTGAACTTGACGCCCTTGAGCTTCAAAGGGTCATCTGCGCCGCGGAACACGATGCGCTGCCCCGTGGGCTTGTAGGTAATCTCCATGGGCGAGACCCTGGCGTGGAAGTACGCCTCGAGCCCCAGGGCCTCCACGGCCCAGAGCACCTGCTGGTACACGGAGTCACGCAGCGTGTTCGAGAACCGGCGCACGACGACGCAGTTGGCGTAGGGGTTGGCAAGGATCAGCAGCACGATGGAGAGGCTTATGAACGAGCTCTTGGTCGAGCCTCGCCCGCCGTGCAGCCAGTAGTGCGTGTGCCCGTGCGCCATCACGTCGCCCAGCACGTCATGGAACCTCGGGATGCAGAGGTCGGCCGCGCTAACCATCGACGCACACGCCCTCGGCGGCCGGCAGCTCCACGGGTGGTGCCGGCAGCGCCTCCGCCTCGTCGAGCGGCAGCTTCTGCTGCACC